TAATTAACACTTCATTAGATTTTAAGTCACTTACTTTATAAAAAAGTTTGTCCTCTTTCTCATAGCGTAATCTTAACAACATTTCGTAAAACTTATCGTCAACATTGGCTTTATAAGCTTTGTGAAAGTTGTTGAAAAAAGATTGCTGCAAGGGCTTATCTGCTGCTTTAAACGCACTTACAAAAGCTTCAAATAGTTCTTGCATATCAACCCAATTTTTTGATGCTAAATGGCCAAACCAATCAGTTTCCTCTAATCGGTCAAAATCTATTCTGTAATCTTCATCAAGTATTAATAACTTTCTCTCGTTATCTATTCGCCACTTCATTTTTTACTCCTTTTAACTATTAGGCCGTAGCCTTGGTTTAATAAACCTTTCCTCATTGATGCCGCTAAAGATGCTTGTTTGCTCACAACGCAAGTAAATCAGCTTGCCGCTTACATTATCAGCAAGATAGTCATACATGCCCTCCATGTGATCCATGCTGTCGATGCATTGCTGATAGCTAGTTAGCCAGAACCGTGCAGTGACAATCTCACCTTGCAACGTGTAGGTAAGCAGCAGAGCCGTGAAATATGTAATCATAGCTCTGCCTTTCTGGGTAGTGCATACCGTGATCTGATTTGACTAACAGACTGCCTGGTTGTGCCAAGCACGTTTGCAATCTGCGTCTCAGACATATCCATGTGCAGCATACGGTTTACCATCTGCGCTTTTTGGGTAAGCTTTAGCTTTTTCTCACGGTCAATCGGTTGTGAAACGTTTGTGCGCTTTGTGCCGAAAACCTTGTGCATTGCCCGATTCTCAACGTCTGCCATTGCTTTCATCAAATCTAAGGCTGAAAGATTACCGGCAGCTTTGTCTTGCTCATCACTTGGCATCTTTAGGTACCCAATAAGCAACGTTGCGATAAAACCTTTCTTCAAGGTAATCCTTCTCGCAAAGCATCTTTATTCTGCGTCTGATGTTTTCACGCCCAACACGTTTTTTGATGACTTGCTTGCCGTTGATCTGCCCATTGGCAATATCGCGCAAAGAAGGATTAAGATTATCATTTTGCTTATAGAACTCTACAATAAAGTCGTAGATTTCTTTTTGCACCGGGGATAGTGGGTGTCTCATTAGTGCACACTCCCCTTGTAATAATCAACTTCAAGCTTGCCATCTGTGATTTTAAAAACATGGTTTTCAGTATGCAGTTCTGCAATGTCTAGTAAGTCCATGCCCTCAGAGAGCGCAGTTGCAGCCGCTTGCTTGAAAGACTCCCACATGCGCACTTCTGCCATGCATATTGCCAAGTTCTCTGCAAGCTCAACCATGCTATTTTCAAAGTCTGGTCGTAAGCTTTCCTCTTTTTCATCTTTGCGGAATTTTACTTTTACTACGTTCATAGCAACACTCCCCCAAAGATAAGGGTAAGGAATAATAGGAGGAATACTGAAAGCCCCCCTACTATATCCCCAAGTACTGCACAGAGTAGACTGTTCTGACAGTACAGTTTAATCTGATTGTAGTGATTTTTAGTTCTTACAGTAAAAAGAGAGATATTATATATTATACGAAAACCAGATACATCTCCCTTAGTTAGATTGCGTGAAGTTCTACCGCTACTGCTTTGTATCCCCTCACTATATTGTGTTGTTGACCTCAACATTGTAGTCTTTTCCTTTTTTATATTGCGTCTAGCCACTTTTTTGCAGCGCCTAAACGTTAGTTAGTCATCCATATCATCACGCGCAATCAGTTCGTCAAAACCGTTTGTATTGAGATAACCGCGACCAAAATCATGGTTATACCCACCGCGCTCTGCCCCACGTTCCCGCGGGTCTTTTGGAGTCATACGAGCCATATCGTTGTTCATCGACTGGATCATGTACTGCACCGCTAACGTCTTATCTGAGTTTCGCATAGAATTGCTGTCAAGCGTACTTTCGATGCGATCTGCATACTCACGTAAAATGTTAGCGGTCTTTTGGATATGATCGACATGCCACATAGGTATATCGACCCTCCGTTTAAAACGCATCACACCTGTAGCCATTTTCATGACTGTTGGATTGCTCTTGCGTCGTTTGTGTACCACTAGTGTATTCCTCCTGTCTCTAAGGTTAGCACGGCAAAAATATAAAACAATGTGAACGCCATACATATTTAATGTGCATGACTATCAACTTTTTGAAGTACTGATAAATAGTCACGCTCTGCAATTCTTAGGTCAAAAAGACGCTTGCGTTCTTGGAACTCGGTGAGCTGCAAAGTCAAGTCTACATAGTAATTTGAGTAAAAATCACCGTTATCTAGCAAGCGTTTCGACGGTAAATAATGCCTTTGGTAACCTTTAGATTTATTACGATAAATAAAGCCTCTTTGTTGCATGTCGGACAAGTCTTTGCTGCACGCCGTTCTATCTCTGCCCAAAAAATCAGAGACCATGCTAACCGACCAACCGTTCTTATAGCCAGTTAAATTGAACATATGAAAGTACGCTTGTCGATCTTTACTGGCAAAAATCCATTCGCAGAAATCGCTATCATCTGACCATTGTCTTTTGTCGAAATACATCTGTAATTCTAGCTGACACTGAGTTTGCTTAAACTCAATTATCATTTGGTTTTTTAACTTTTTAAGTGTTTCAGTGCTCAAATTGTTATAATCAATTTCGTAGTCTTCTGGAGTACGAAAAACAGTTTGTCGAACATCTCGAAATGTTGCACTCTTATTCATTTGTTCCTCCTTAGTACAATGTTTCGCACAGTAGAGGCGTACCAAACCCCTAACGTGTCTCTTTTATACCTTGCCTTATCATTTGGCGTGGGTATTGCTTGCGTGTTGAGTTGCCTTGCAATCGCGTTATAGCCTAGCCCTTGAGCTAGATATTGCTCTATCATAGGCCAGACTTGTGCATCACGTTCTGCGGCTCTTTCCGCTTGGGCTTTGTTGCCTAGCTTTGCAGATTTTCTGATGTGTTCATGCGTGCCTAGCTTCTCAACCTTTTTGCCAGAGCGTTTGGCAATCACCTCCTCACCGGCATCAAGTTTGCGTTTAATATTGTCCAACGCGGCTTTGCTTTTTTCTGCAATACGTGCGCGTTGAATGTCTGCTGCCGCGCTCAACACATGCAATGACCCTTTTGTAATTGTTGGATCATCTGCAACGGCAAACGCCATGTCATGCATTTCGATCTGATGCTTAAGCCACGTCATGCCTTGCCATTTGCGTTTGGTGAATCCAGAGAGCGAACTGAGTGCGAAAGTTGCGTTGTTGGTGCGGCAATACCTAGCGCACGCTTGTAGCTCCTCTCTGTCCTCTACGTCGCGCCTTTCGCGCCCTTGCTCCTCAACAAACCATTTGACCTCTGCGCTTTGGGCTTTGGCTAACGCTCTTATGCCTTTGCGTTGCTTTTTCTGATGCTCCTCATCGGCACCAAAAATGAAGCCTCCATACTTCATGGTGTATTCCTCCAGTTTTTATAAAGCATATGAAAGTAAGACTGTATGTCTAGTATTTGTTTCTTTTGCCAATCGTGATGGCGCGATAACCGCCTACACAATAATCACAATCTTCACCTACAAGCACTTGCTTTGCCGTCGTTGGTGAATACTCCCATCTGAATATGCGTTGCTTGCCTTGGCAAACGCGGCACATATGATCGTAGTCAATGATGTGTTTCATTGGTTCCTCCTTTCTTAAAATGGTGGTTCGTCATAGAGATGCGATGGCGTCCATACAATGTGCACACCATGCATCTGGTAAATGTATTCCGTAAGTATAGAAGAATACATTTTGTTAGTCTGAGCTTTCTTGCTCACCTAGTTTCATAACGTCCTTAACGTGTTCAACTAGTTCCTCCACAGTATCGAAGTAACGCTCATTGTCAGTTTCCCCATCAACGTCACGCTCCTCAAAAGCAAACTGTTTTATTGTTCCATCTATACGCTCATCCATTGCATCTGATTTTTGCGGATCTTTAAAATCAACCCATACAACCAATGTAACTGGACTAAGATACATAAACTCACTGACTGCCTCTAAACATGGCATTGCCTCATTACGATATGAAACATCTTCAAAGCCGTAGTCACGCAATGCGTTCAGTATTTTCTCAAATGACTCTAAATCGTCGAAGTTAGGAAACTCTGTTTTAACCTTGTTCATTATTATCCCTCCCTACTCAATTGCTCATTAGCCCAATCAACGAAAGACTGCATTTCTGCGCCATATGCTATTCCATGATTGCTTGCCGCTTGTTTCAATGCAGATGTGATCTCTAAGAAAAGCTCACCATCATCACTGGCGTTCATCATCTCTACTGCTTCATTGAGAGCGTCTATGTACTTAGCTTTATTCATTATCAATCCTCCTCACTACACCAACAGATGCCATGTGCTACATCATAGTAACCATCTTTGTTTGGCTTCTGGTTTTTAATATCATCCCAATATTCACGCTCATCCTCATCATAGCTTTGCATTTCTTGCTCTGATGGTTTGATGTCATTGTAAATTTGCTTGTAAGTCTTTTCGTCAACGTAGGGTTGTAACCATCCGTTCCACCTACCATCTTGCGGTTTATACCATCCATCATAAACTGGATCATTGTCATCGTTGTATAAACCAAATCTTACTTTGACATATTTGTTATCATCTTTAGGCTCAACATCTACGATCTCATAGTTGCCGTTGTGATACTCACCTTCTGCCCAATCAAACAGATGCTTTTCTAATTCTGCAAGATCATCACTTGCTATGTCTGAGCGATCTAAGAAAAGATGATATTTTTTATCGCTTACGTTTTTATAAATGTGTAAATGATTTTCAATATACTCATCTGCCTTTGGCATCTCTTGGTCAGACGTTAAATAAACGTAACCTTCTACTTTTTTATCATCATCCCAAGAAATTAAATTATCTACAAAAACTTTTCTGAATATAACTTTCTCTGACACTGTATCTCTCCTGTCTATCTACTGTCTCCTATTCATATATAGCAATTTGCTATCATTATACAAGTACTAAACACAGTATTTAAAAATAAAATGACAAGCACGGAAGTTTTACATGGAAAATCAACAGGTTACGTTGTTCGTCAGAATTGATGGTCAGTTAAAAACCAAGCTAGAAAACGAAGCAAAAGAGGATCGCCGCAGCGTCGCGTCCTTACTTCAGCAAATATTAAAGCACCGCTATGAGGCCGAAAATGGGGCTAGATAGGACGTACTGCGGCATTGACCCAGGCTACAAAACTGGTGGCGTTGCCCTCCTCTGTGGCGATTGGTGTCAAGTTTATGATCTACCCACATTTGCCGAAGGTGGCTTAAACGCTCACGAATTGAAAGACATACTGCAAAGCACGCAGATTGACTTCCTTATAATAGAGAAACAAAGCGCACGACCCAAGCAAGGTGTTAGCTCTGCCTTTAAAATTGGCATGGGCTACGGTCAGATCCTCTCAACGGTGGGCGTGCTTAACATCAAGCACCAGATTGTTACGCCTGCAAGTTGGAAAAAGATGTTGCACGTACCGGCAGACAAAGATGGTGCAAGACGCCTAGCCATCCAACAGTTTCCCAAAGTGAGCGACCAACTAAAGCGCAAAAAGGATGAGCATAGAGCCGAAGCGTTGTTGATGGCTGCATATGCGAGGGCTGTAGAGTGATGGCGCACGTTGACCTTTGCAGTGGCATCGGTGGCTTTGCGTTGGGCTTTGAATGGGCAGAACTCAGCAAGCCAGTTTTGTTTTGCGACATTGAGCCTTGGAGCAGACAGATTTTAGCAAAGCATTGGCCAGACGTGCCGATTGCAGAAGATGTAAAGGAACTAGCCAATGACCCAACTAGGATTATTCACGCAATCGGAGACAGACCAAGCATCCTCACAGCGGGATACCCCTGCCAACCCTTTAGTCAAGCCGGGCAGCGCAGAGGCAGTGAAGATGACAGACACATCTGGCCGGAAATATTTTCCATTGTTCAGCAAGTCAGACCAGATTGGCTTATTTGTGAAAACGTTTCTGGGCACATCACTATGGGCCTCGACGAGGTGCTTTCTGACCTGGCAGACAAAGCCAATTACGCAGTCCAAACATTTCATCTTGGAGCTGTCAGTGTCGATGCCAGACATAGACGTATGCGAATCTGGATTGTCGCAAGAAATGTGGCCGACGCCGACATCATCAACAGGAGGGCCGTCAAAAAATCCAAACAATCCAAGGCGCGAACATGGCGGCAATCCCTTAGCAACAGCAGTAGCGATGTGGCCAACGCCGAGAGTAACAGGACAGGAAAATCTAGACACGCTCATAAAACGGAAGGGTCTAAAGAAAGCTCTGCAACACAACCTCACGGCAGCAGTGCAGATGTGGCCGACGCCCAGAGCAAGAGATTGGAAGATGACGGGAGACGTGGCGAATTGGGCAGAGAGCGCGATAGGAGACGAATGCCTACGCAGAGCGGTGGGGAGAAAAGAAGCAACACCTGGAAGCCTGAACCCCCAGTGGGTCGAGTGGCTAATGGGATACCCCGAAGGGTGGACAGACTTAAAGGACTAGGCAACGCCATTGTGCCGCAAATAGCCATGCGAATTGGTCAGACGATCAAGGCGGTGGAAGATGCATAGCCCCTACGCTTTACCAGATGGCAACGTGCTCATTAGCTTCTCAGGTGGCAGAACGTCTGGCTTTATGCTGCACCAAATCCTAGAGGCCAACCAAGGGCTGCCAGACACAACCAAAGTAGTCTTTGCAAACACCGGCAGAGAAATGCCGCAAACGCTGAATTTTGTGCAAGATTGCAGTGAGCATTGGGATGTGCCGATTACCTGGTTAGAGTATGACCGCGTTGATAACAAAGTCGCATATAAAGTTGTCTCTCATAACAGTGCAGCAAGAAATGGTGAGCCGTTTGAAAAAATGCTTTACCGCCCCTACTTGCCCAACGCCGTTGCTCGATTTTGCACCGCAGAACTCAAAGTCAGAACGATCAAGCGATACCTTGTAAAGCAAGGTTGGAAACACTGGCACTCTTGCATTGGCATCCGCGCAGATGAAGCAAGACGCATCAACAAAAAGCAAAAAGAAGATCGGTGGACGTTTTGGTATCCACTGTATCACGCAAATGTCACCAAAAAAGAAGTCATGCAGTTCTGGAACGGTCACACGTTTGATCTGCGTTTGCATGGGCCAAATGGCGTGACTGCAAAAGGTAACTGTGACGGCTGCTTTCTAAAATCAGAAGCAACACTGGCAATGATGTGGCGTGAGCACCCAGACCGTATGCAGTGGTGGGTCGACATGGAAACAAAAGCTGGTGGCACTTTTCATAAGTCACGGAGCTATGCAGACCTTGGCAATTTTATTGAGCGTCAAGGTGATTGGATTTTCGATAACGAGGCATTTCTGTGCCAGGCAGATGAGGGAGAATGTACAGGATGAAACAAGGCATACACAAAGATATAACAAACGCAGATTATCATGCAGAAACAGGGGTTAACGCTTCCTTCTTAAAGCAATGGATCACCAAGTCACCGTTCCATGCAATGCATAACCAGTTCAACCTCGCCAAGCATGTTGCAGACGTGGGAACAGCCGTGCATAGCGAAGCATTAGAGCCAGAGCTAGGCAATGTGTTGGTCTCAGATGAGAAGTCACGCGCAACAAAAGCCTTTAAGGAACTCGACGCATTAGCCCAAGCGCAAGGCAAAGTTGTTCTGCCACGCAAAGATTACGATATGGTTAAGGGGATGGTGCATGGCGTCGAAGCTGACTATGGCGAGATCGTTGGCGGTTTGATGAACGATCAGCATTGCGGCAAGCTCCTACAGCAAAAAGATAAGCAAGTGGAGCATAGCTACTTTGTAGAGCACCCTGGCACTCAAATTTTGCTGAAATGTAGGCCTGATATTTATTCGCCAAATCTCAGAGTTATGGGAGACGTTAAAACAGCCGCACAAGCTGATCCTAAGAACTTTGGTAAGGCAATCTTTCGCTTGGGGTATCACTTCCAGGCTGCGCATTATTTGCTTTGTGCCAAGCTCCTAGAAGTAGAGGTGCAGTACTTTGGCTTCCTAGCCGTAGAGAAAGAATGGCCCTACCCTGCGCACTTTCACACGCTTGACCAAGAGGCAATAGAATACGCGACAGGCGTTGTTGAAACAGCATTACAAGAAATCGCAGAAGCAAAAGAAACCGGCAAGTATAGCACTCGTTGGGGCAGCTTCACGATGCATAACCTACCCGATTATCTAGATTAAAAAGGAGACAAACATGGATTATCGATTAACAAACGTCAAAGCACTTTGGCCGAAAATAGACCGCGCATATAAGTTTGACCCAACCCCTACTGAAAACAGGCCGAAAGGTGGCAGTGTGCCTTGCGATGCAACTGACCCAGACGGCAAGTATGAAATGCACGTCATTATGTCTGATGAGCAAGCAAAAGACCTCGCCAATACAATGCGTAAAGCTTGGAAAGAAAGCGACAAAACAAAAGCAGAGCCTTTTTACGCAACTGACCTCGATCAAATCTTTCCGCAAAACGAGGATAATACTGGAAGGATCGCCAAGCTTGTCAAAAAGACTTACCAAGACGCCAACAGTAAGCCACGCCAATACATGAATGATGGCAGCAAAGCAGCAGACGATTTTCAGCTAACGACCAATAGCACAATACACGTTATGCTTAAAATCTACCCTTGGTCATTTGCAGGTAAAACAGGGGTGCAGCTACGGCCAGAAGGCGTGATGGTGGTTGAACTTGCAGAACGTGAACAGCAAGAGCAAAGCAATCCGTTCAATGATTTGGTTGAGGCACCAGTTGATGCAGTAGCACAAGAATTCGCAGACTTGCTCGATGGCAAAAAGGCAGAAACTAAGCCGGAGAAAAAGTCTGCTTTTGGTGGCGATCTTGGCAAGAAAGAGAAACAAGCTGCGCCTAGTCATTTAGACGATGAAATACCATTCTAGGAAAATGCCTGACTTTGAACAGCCATATTGGTCAGAATGGTCAGATAGAATTATCACTAGGTACAACATGAAGCGCGTGTCTGGTGGTAATTCATCGGCTGAATATCACGGCCCATGCCCTTCATGCGGTGGCACAGACAGGTTTCGCATCAACGAATATCAGAACCTTGTCAAAGTGCATTGCAGACAGTGCAACGACTTCCGTAGCATCACAGATGAGATGAAGCACGACGGCGTGTGGCCTGTTTTTAAACAAGAAAATGCGTTTGAGCATAAACCAACTGCAAGCGATTTTGAAAACATAATTAAGCTAAAACCGGGCAGCAATATGAGCACTTACATTGAGGCAAAACAAATCGAGCTAATAAATGCTGAACTTGATGGTGATACGGTTGTAATACCTTTGTATAATTTTAGCCAAGAGGTTGTAGGGCATCAAAGAATATCACCCAATGGACTCAAGAAGTTCAACAAAGGTTTGGTCAAAGATCAGGCTTTTGGCGTCATAGGCACGCTCACAGGCGATTGCACAGCATGGGTCACAGAAGGTTATGCAACTGGGGTGAGCGTGCACATGGCGTTAGATCAGCAAGTGCCAGTGATCTTTGCGTTAGATGCAGGCACCCTGCCCAAGATTTGCAATGCGTTTGCTATACAATGGCCAGATATTACATTGCAGATCGCAGCAGATCATGATACGCCAGGGATCGCAGCCGCTAAAGCTTCACAGAGGCAGTATGCACTTCCCGTAATACAAGGTGCAGATTGGAACGATATACACGTTAGCGAAGGCTTAGACAGCGTTAAACAAGGCTTACAGCGGCTGCACGATGCTTATGTAGAAAAGCCCAAGCCCAAGCTGTTTACGCATATAGATGATCTCGTAATACAAAAACCAGATTGGCTTATAGATGGCCTCATAGAACGCGATACACTGGCGATGTGCTTTGGTGCATCAGGATCAGGTAAAACGTTTCTGGTGCTCGATATGGCGCTCTCAATAGCCACCGGCAAGCAATGGAACGAACATAATGTAAAACAAAGCAGCGTGTTCTACCTCTGCGGCGAAGGGGGCAATGGACTCACAAGACGTGTCGCAGCATGGAAAAAACATCATCAAATAGAAGATGGGCAAGCGCAATTCTATAAAAGCAATCGTGCAGTTATACTCAGCAATGAACAAGCCGTTGCAGAGCTAGAACAAGCCATAGATGAACTGATTGACCAAGCGGGAACGCCAGGGCTTATCATCGTTGATACATTAGCAAGGGCGTTGGGCGGCGCTGATGAGCGTTCTGGTGTGGACGTTAACTTGCTCATCATGGCGTTAGACCGGTGTAGGGCGAAGTATAAAGACTGCACGGTGCTTCTGGTGCATCACACAGGGCATAGCAACAAAGAGCGTGGCAGAGGGGCGTCAGAACTAACGGCAAGTCTAGACCATGAGTTTCGCGTTGAGCAAGTCGGTGATGATGAGCTTGCCAAGGTTGTGATGACGTGGACAAAGCAAAAAGATGACGCTTTCCCAGAGCCAATGGCGTTCAGCAAACTACCCATAACACTGATGACGCCAGATATGTTTGAGGTCAGCAGCATTGTGCTTGAGGCAACAGCAGATGTGCCAAATATGGGCGGCAATGGAAGTGGCATGAGTAAGTCACAACGCGCCGTGATGAGCCTGTTTGATGAACTGCAAGAACATGATGAAGTTGAAAGAGACAGGCTGCGCGATGAGTACTTAGATCGGTATGCAACGGACAACAGAAGGAACGACAGAGCGCGGTTTAACAGGGTGCTAACAGGCCTCATAGAACTGCAAAAAGTAACCCAGAAAGATGGGGTGGTTAGGCGGTGCGATGAGGGGTGACACGCGACATGACACGACATTTTTCGACATTTTTGTGTCGTGTCGAAATCGAGCGAAACGACATGACATGACACACACTCCTATAGGAGTGTGTCGTGTCGTGTCGCGATCGAGGCGCTAAATGTCTATGTTTTTAAGGGATTGGTCAAATCTTGATGAAAATGAGCTTTTTGAGGTTTTGCAGACCATAAAATCACTTGCTGAGTTGGAAGGTGTTGCCAATCGTCGGCGTGTATTGCAGAACCCTAACCTCTCCACCTGGAGTGACGCGCAAAAGCAAATCATTCTCCAACGCAAGTATGAGCTTGAGCGTAATGGATGAGGAAATGTTAAAGCGGAGAATGATGACGTTTGAACGAAAACGTGCGCGTCTGGGGTTACGTGCAGCTTTGCCGGATGATAAACGGCGTAGGGTTTGGCGTGAGCCACTTACAAAGCCAGAACTACACATTCTCGATTTCATGCGTAGTCACGGTGTCATCACAGCAAAAGACCTAGCAGGCGCACTCGATGAGGAGTTGAAAGACGTGATGCAAGTGTTGCTGAGTTTGATCGACAGAAATTACGTCAAGGTAGTCAGTGAGCGTGGCTACGCAAAATACAGAGCAAGAACGAAGGATGAGATAGATGAACTACAAGAAGATCTTTAACAAAGCGGAGCAAATAGTTGCGGAAAGGCAAGAGAGCTACGGAGACGCCCGAGAAATGCACCAAAGCATCGCAGATCGGTGGAACGGCGTGTTGAAAGAAAAGCTGACTCAGGGAGTCTCTCTGTCGGCCTACGACGTGGCACGCATGATGGCAGAACTGAAGGCAGCGCGAATGGATGACAATGGGTTCCATGAAGATAGTCTGATTGATCAGATAAACTATTTGGTGATCGCCTATCGCTTGGCTGGTGAAGATGCATCAGTTTTTCAGTGGGATGAGTAGTTGGTGTATGATGGTCGTACAGAAGCTTTTCTGTTTGTCTCATGAGTAGCGTTGTATTCCTCCCATGACAGCGTTTGCTCCAACTAGGCGGTGCCAAGGTTTTCTTCTCCAGTTTTGCTTTGGTACTGCCTTTTTTTGTGGTAAACCGCGTGAGCACAGTAGCTCAGCCTCGCACGCGCACGCGACCCCCTTTTTGCCGTTGGCTATGCATTTAGCGCATGACCAAAAACACGCCATTTTGCGCATTTGTTATGCTCTCAGATCAAAGCGTAGCAATATCAATAGGTTACGCCATTTTGAAACGCCCTATAATAAACATTATGTTAACAAAACGCCAAATCTGGGCAAAATCGAGCGCAAAAACCCCCCCCGCCCTCGGCTTTTGGTGGGTGTGTCTGTGTGTAAATTCACACACATTCTGCACCTATTTTTGCCCCCCCTACCCCTATCGTATAACTTGACCATAACAAGGAGAAAAAATCATGCCTGGGAGACCTAAACGACGCGCAGCGATTGCTAAAGTGGAAGCACGCGGAGGCGCAACTTTTCTTGAAGAATATCTGCTTAGTGGCGGCACCATTACCGGTTTGGCGCGTGAGCTAGACTTGGATCGTGGCTTTTTGCAGAGGTTGGTGAACAATCACGATGACTACAAGCGTGCTATGGAGGCTGCACGTGAGCAAGGCGCGGATGCCCATGCGGAAGCAGGCTTTGAGATTATGCGGAGGCTACGCGAGGAGCGCAAAGCAGAGCGCAGAAACGCCGACCCTGGGAGCAAGACATCTGAGCTATCTGCGTTGGACGTAAGCATTGCTAAGGAGGAAGCTGCACAGCATCGTTTTATTGCAGAAGCTTGGAACCGCAGCAGGTATGGCAACACGGCCAACCAGACGCAGATCACGGTGAACCTTGGGGATATGCATTTGGATGCGTTGCGTAAGGCCAAGCTTGTGCAGGACACGACGAAAACGATTGAGCACAACGATGAGTAGTGCGCCGCGCAACTTTTTTGAAGAATTTGTTGCTGCATATGGCAATGATCCTGTGCTTTTTGTTGAGGAGATGTTGGGCGCACAGCCGTTTGACTATCAAGCTGAGTTTTTGCGTGCTTTACTTGATGAACGTAAGATGAGCGTGAAATCTGGGCATGGTACCGGCAAGAGTACAACCGCGTCCTGGGCTATGTTGTGGTTTATGTTGTTGCGGTATCCTTGCAAGGTTGTTGTGACTGCGCCGACCTCTAGCCAGTTGTTTGACGCGATGTTTGCGGAGTTAAAGCGGTGGATTAACGAGTTGCCCAAGGAATTGCAGCAATTGTTGAACGTGAAGTCCGACCGTGTTGAGCTTGTGAGCGCCCCGGCAGAAGCGTTTATATCTTGCAGAACGGCACGCGCAGAGACGCCAGAAGCTTTGGCAGGGGTTCATAGCGACAATGTTTTGCTCATTATTGATGAGGCGAGTGGTGTGCCAGAGCAAGTGTATGAGGCGGCAGCAGGCTCGATGTCTGGCCATAATGCCACGACGTTGATGTTGTCTAACCCTACGCGAAGCAGCGGCACGTTTTTTGAGAGCCACAATCGTATGGCGAATAGTTGGTGGACGCGCACATGGTCATGCAAGGATAGTCCGTTGGTGAGCCATGAGTTTGTTGATGAGATGGAGCTACGGTATGGCCCAGAGAGCAATGCGTATCGAGTACGTGTGTTAGGAGAATTTCCGCTTTCTGATGATAACACGATTATTCCGTATCATTTGGTTGAGGCTGCGCAGAACCGTGATGTTGTTGTGAGCGATGAGGCAACGGTTGTGTGGGGCTTAGACGTTGCGCGGTTTGGCTCTGATGCGACGGCGTTGTGCAAGCGTCAGGGGCCGATTGTGACTGAGCTACGGTCATGGCGTGGGTTAGACTTGATGCAGACCACAGGTAGGATTGTGGCAGAATATGAGGCATTGGCACCGTCGAAGCGCCCTGCTGAGATATTGGTTGATAGCATTGGCGTGGGGTCAGGCGTTGTTGACCGTTTGCAAGAATTGGGTTTGCCGGTGCGTGGCGTGAATGTAGCAGAAAGCCCATCTATGGGCGATACGTATATGAACTTGCGGTCTGAGCTTTGGTTTAAGTGCAAGGCGTGGTTGGAAGATCGTAGCTGCAAATTGCCCAAAGATGACCAACTTATTGCTGAATTAACGGCGATAAGGTACAGCTTTACATCTTCTGGTAAAATGAAAGCTGAATCTAAGGATGAGATGCGCAAGCGTGGCTTGGGTTCACCTGATTTGGCTGATGCGCTTTGTTTGACGATGGCGAGTGATGCTGCAACTGCATTGTCTGGTGCGTTTAAGACGTGGCGCGGCGAGTTAAAGCGAAATTTGCTTGGTATTGCGTGAATTTTTGGGCGTCTAGGCTCTCTGTGTTAAGTTGTTGGTGTAACTTATATGGAGGTTTTTGTGATGCCTATGGTGAACGGTAAGAAGTACTCATACAGCAAAAAGGGTATGGCTGCGGCTAAAAAGGCAGCAAAAAAATCCGGCAAGAAAATGAAGATGAAGAAGAAGTAATGGCTAAACTTACGCCTCAACAAAAAGCGCGAGCAAAGGCAATGTCTAAGCGTCGCGGCGTCAAATATCCTAATGCTTGGTCTAATCTTGCTGTTGCGCGTGGCAAGAAGAAAAAGGCCAAGAAAAAATGAGCATATTTGACGAACTGGCAAGATCGCGTGGCTTTTATAATGCGCGTGATATGTTTGACGGCGGCGGTGCTATGGCGCGTGGTGGTCGTTTTGAGGGTGGCGGCTTGTTAAGCATGATCGGCAACTTGGCGAACTCAGTGCTTGGTCGAGACATGGGCAAACGTTCTGCATATTTTGCAAAGAAGCCTATGCGCAGACCTATGCCTATGCAGAATAATGCGCCGCCAATGGTTGCGCCCAGAGTTACTTCTGACCCTAGAAATTTTGCAAGAGGCACAGAACCAAGGATGCTGACTGAGGCAGAGAAAGAGGCGCTTGTTATGGCGCAGTTTTTCCCTTCTGCAATGCAGCCAGTTATGAACCCAATGTTAAACACCCCCTCTGCCCCTATGCAGTTTACGCAGCCAAGCTCTCAAATTGATCCAAGCGTCAACACAATGTCTGCTGATTTTCCACCAGTTATTCCTGTTTTGCCAGAGGTACCTATGCCGCCAAGCATGGACACGCAATCTGCAAATATTTTAGCAACGCCTGCCGGTATGTCTGAGATTGAAGCTCAGTTACGCCGTAGGTTTCCAGACGCAACAGAGGAAGAAATACAGAGAGCAATGGAAATGGTAGCAAATTCAAGGCCTTACAACTGATGCCTACCAAACGTAAAAAAATACCTGCAAGCAAAAAATTTGCAGATGGCACAACGTATAAGGATGGCGATGGCAAAACACGTCGGCGTGTATCGTCTCCTGGCACAAAGCGAGGCAAGGCATATTGCGCAAGAACGGTAAGCCAGAAACGCACGCCAAAGGTTAAGGTGCGGCGCAAGGCTTGGGGTTGTCGTGGTAAAAATTCAGTGAGGACGTAGATGGCATTAACGACATATGCAGAGCTAAAGACAGCTATAGGTGACTTTCTTAACCGTGATGATTTAACAAGCGTTGCGCCAGATTTTATTTCTCTTGCAGAAGCAGACATAAACCGCCGGGTTCGGCATTGGCGTATGGAGGGCCGTTCTACAGCGCAGATTGACACGCAGTTCAGCGCCCTACCCGCAGATTTTGCAGAAGCTTTGACATTTCACATAACGTCTGGCGATTTGGCGCAGATCGAGTTGTTGAGCAAAGCTGAGATGTTAAAGCGTCGTAAGTCTAGCTCTGATGCAACTGGCAAGCCACAGTTTTATGCAATTACAGCCGGTGAGATTGAGGTTTATCCAACGCCAGACGCAACGTACACGACAGAGTTGTATTATTATAAGCGTGTGAGCGCGTTGAGCGACAGTAACACTACCAATGATATTCTGACGTATTTCCCAGATGTGTATTTGTATGGCGCACTGGTTCACTCTGCCCCTTACTTAAAAGACGATGCGCGTGTTGCGGTTTGGGGAAATACTTACGCGCAAACACTTGCTGATATTAACAGCGAATCTGAGGCAACTAAGTTTGGCGGTTCTGGCCGTCGCATGAAAATAAAGGCGTATTAACCATGAGTTTTTCTAATACATTTGAGACGCACGTTTTAAACTACGTGTTTACTGCAACAAGCGTTACTAGGCCGACAGCTTGGTATTTGGCGCTATTCACAAGCGATCCGGCAGAGGATGCGTCAGGAACTGAGGTAAGTACATCTGGCACTGCGTATGCAAGGCAAACAGTCGCGTTTTCTGTGTCAGGCAACTTGGCAACAAATTCAGCGGCAGTTGAGTTTCCGACAGCAACAGGCTCTGGCTTTGGAACGGTTACACATATTGGCGTGTACACGGCCAGTAGTGGCGGTGATTTAATTGCATATTCGGCGCTGTCGGCAAGTAAGGCCATTGCTGCCGGGGATGTGTTTCGTATTCCAACTGGTGATCTTGATATAACCTTAGACTAGTGGCTTATCGCGCCTCATATGGTGCCGACTTTTATGGCAGTGGGTTGTATGGTGTTACTGGTGCGATTGACGCCGCCGCAACGGTAACGCCTGCGCTTAGTGCCGCTTGTTCTGCGCAAGTTGTAAGAGATGGCGCGGCAGCTATTGCGTCTACTTTATCTGTAAGCGTCGTTGACCCAGATACAGTAAACGATGCAAGCGCAACAATTACATTACAAAGCGCGACGGTAAGCGTTGCAGAGGAATACGTCGCAAGCGATGGGTTTAGACCTGGTTATGGGTTAGCTACCTACGGCACCAATATTTATGGTCGAAACGACAGTATAGAGCAAAGCACGGCCACCATTGCCATTTCGTCTACGATGACGGTTGGCGTTAACCCACAGTTCAACGCACAAGCAACAATAGCATCAACTTTAACCACAAGTGCAAGCGGTGTGTTTGACGTTGTTGGGGCTGTTAACTTAGCCCTATCCTTGGGGATCACTTCCTCCGTTAAACGTGTTTTGCTAGGCAGCTCAACCTCAACAATTGCACTTACATTAGCAACTACAGCCATAGAAAAGTGGGAGCCAATCGCAGGCACGCCAGAGACATGGACACCAGTAGCGGCCACAAGCGAAACATGGACAGAAATCACCTGGTCACGCGCCGCATAGAATTTTGGAGCTACAGCCAAACTATGCGATACTGCCTTCAACGAGCTACGGCGCTTGTTTCCCTTACATTGATGGAAAAGTGTGCGTGGCAAAAACGTAACTGAGGAGTTTATTTATGCCGACTAACACAACGACTTATTCTCTGCAAAAACCAACTGTTGGGGGAGATGAGGACGCCTGGGGTGGTTACATTAACACCAACCTAGACACAATTGATGATCTACTAGATGGCACAACGCCAGTTACGGGCATAGATATAAACTCAGGCTCTATTGATGGCACGGCCATTGGCGCAAACTCAGCAAGCACTGGCGCGTTTACAACCATCGTTGGTACGACGTTAAATCTAAGCACTGGCCTTGCAGCTAACCTTGATACAAATGGGCAAGACATTGTTACCTCAAGTAATGCAGATTTAGACCTTGCGCCTAACGGAACGGGTAAAGTTGTTGTTCGTGGCAATGACAACTCAGGTAAGATTGTTTTAAACTGTGAAAACAACAGCCACGGCGTAACACTGGCAAGCCCACCGCATAGCGCAAGCGCAACTTACGAGGTTGCGCTGCCAAACGCGCTAGGCACGTCAAACGCAAGCGCGGTTGTTACCTCTGATGCTAACGGTGATGTAAACTTAGCAGAAGAACTAAAAGCTAAATCGTATAATGAAACGTATGCAGCCGTTACATCAAGCTCCAACGCTACAACGGTGGACTGTGAAGCAGGCAACGCCTTTAGCCACACACTGACAGAAAACACCACGTTTACTTTTAGTAACCCTCCTGCAAGTGGCACTGCTTACAGTTTTAGCTTAGAAGTAATACAAGATGCAAGTGCTTCAGGATACGCAATTACTTGGCCTACATCTGTAGATTGGCCTTCAGCAACTGCTCCAACCCTCACAGCAACTGCATCAGCAAAGGATGTGTTTGTGTTCTACACAAGAGATGGCGGTACGAACTGGTACGGATTTACGGCAGGTCAAGCGTTAGGATAAACCAACATGGCAAGTAAAAAGAAATTACTCCAAGCAGCCGCAGGTGCAGCAGGTGCTGAAGCTCTTGATGTAGATGAT